TTATCCGGCCTGATCCGAAAAATCCTTTCGTTTCATACTTGAGGAAACGATATAGAGCGCAGATTTTGGACCATTGACTTCGATTTTTCGAAATATTGGAAATGTGACGCCATAGCTCGTCGAACAAAATTCGGCGATTTCGTTGTCGCCACCCGGCTCTCGCGCCCCGAATTGATTGCAAGGAAAGCCAAGAAGAACAAAGCCCTGCGGACCATGGGTACGATAGAGTTCCTCCAGCCCCTTATATTGCGGCGTGAATCCACATCTGCTCGCCGTATTGACGATAAGTAGCAAATTCACCGCAATCTCTTGAAGCGGCGTGCTTTCGCCCCGCAAACTCGCTGAAAAATCGCAAACTACGCCCATTTCGTGTCCGCTCAGATCACCGCGAAACAAATCGAATTTTTTTGCTTACCGCAACCCAACAGCAAATATTGAATCAGCTCATTCCGCCCGTTTGCGCAACAAAAAAGCCCCTGCCCCGCGCGCGCGGGACAGGGGCCGGCAAATGTCGATATTTGGTCGCACATGGATTGCTAGCGCAGACAGATTTTCGCTCGTCCTCGGGCCCCGCTGCGTCTCAATCCGCAAATCTTACGCGACGCGTAGCGTCACATTTATTTAATCCAGCGGGCGGTTACCCGGCCCCGCTCGATCCGCGCGAGCCAGTTCAAGCGCATTCGTTAGGGCATCGACTTTCGTCTCCAGTTTGCGGATCTCCGTCTGGAGATCATTGATGTGCTTCTCGTAGCCCTCTATCAGCATCCGGATTCGTGCGTCGATAAGTGCCGCCATCGGTGGCTGACGGTTGATCAGCGCCACTATGACGGTACCCAGAATCCCAAGGACGGCGCCGGCGCTCCCGCTTAGGAGATTGTTCCACATGTCGCCATCATTCGCCGCCATTCTGGCCCTCCCTTGTAGCAGGACGCGCGCAAATGATCTTCGTAAAAAGCCCTGCGCTGCCACGCGGATCGCTCGCGGCCGCGAACAGTCCCGCCATGGCGCATTGCATCGGATTGTCCGCGAGCACCTCGCGGACGTCTACTGCGGTTTGCCTTGTGCAGGCTTCCTGCGGCGTCGCCGCAAGGCAGGTCAGAATCAAAACGGCAGTTTGCATAGCGCCCTCCATGCCGACACGGTCAAAGAAGCCATCGGATCAGCCTTTCACTGGATCAGTGGTCGGAAACGCCCGCGCGTTGGCTCGCTAGCACGTCTCCTTAAGTGAGGTCGCAAGGTCCACCGACGGAGAGACGTTTCAGCCCGAAAGGATCCACGGCGGCGATAGACAGATGTTTGCGCGGACCTGGTTGAGAACTGGCCTCGCCAAATCGGACATCAGCTTAGGTGGATTCTCTGCCTGACGGCGGCGCAGATTTTCGCCGCCGTCAGGAGCATCCGCGTCGGCGGATCGATACCGGACTGTGTATCTAATTTTGTGACCCGCACAGCCCGTGGCAAAGAGGCGCGAACGAAAACACCAACGGGCTGCTCCGCCAGTATTTTCCGAAGCGAATCGATCTTTGCGAGCACAGCGCCGAAGCCTTGGCGGCTGTCGCTCAGGCCTTGAACGCGCGACCGCGAAAAGCGCTGGATTGGCGAACGCCTGCTGAAGCGTTGAACGCCCTCGTCGAATGAACTATTTTCACTGCCGTTGCGACGATCAATTGAATCCGCCCTGTTCACAGGCATCGACTTTACGAGCGCGCTGCTCGATGCGAAAGTTTCGATCAGCATGGACGGCAAGGCCACCTGCCGCGACAACGCGTTCGTCGAGCGGCTGTGGCGCGGCGTCAATATGAGGAGGTCTATCCGCGCGCCTGTGACAGCGTGTCCGAGGCGCGCGCCGATCGCTAGATATCTGGCCTTTTACAATGAGCGGCGTCCGCATTCGACCCTCGACGCCCGCTCGCCGGACGAGGCTTGTTTTGGTTGAGGCGGTGATGGCGGCATGATCGCCGCTGCGATTTTGTCGCGCCTCTGATCGGGCTACGCTTCGAGCCGGCGTATTCGCAAACGAATCGAAGAAGCCTTCGGCTGGATGAAGACCATCGCCGGCCAACGCAAGACCAGGTTCCGCGGCGCAGAGCGCGTTGCATGGTCCTTCGCCATTGCCGCGGCCACCTATAATCTGGTTCGATTGCGGAAATTGTTGGAGCCAGACGCGGGACGACCGGCAAGCCGACGCCAGGGACCCTCAAACGGAGCGCCGGACCACGGCCCTTGCCTTCCGCCACCGGTCACAGGCCGAAATCGGCGGCAATTAGCCCCAGACGCTCAACGCCAAACATTTTTCAGCAGCCGGCTAGGCTGCCTCGGAATGAAGGGAGAGAACCAGAGGACTCATTTGCCCCTGACAAAATTCGAGGTCAGCGCCATGATCGGCGAAGTCAAAAAGAATGATCCGAGGATCACCCACGCATAACCGTCCCACGGCGCCGGGAGCTTCGCGATCTGCCAGCCGAAATGGAACATGCTGTCCAAGATGATCGAGCCGAAATAGATCACAACGAGTTCGCCCGCCGTGCAGGTCACGATCATCGGGCCGATCGCCGTCAGCCATTGCGCGCGCGCCTGGTTGGTCGCGGTGATGGCGGCCAGCTCGGCTTGCGTCGTCGCGAGCTGGGTGTTTTGCTGACTTGTCAGATAGGCCGAGATCGCGGACGGCGCGCCGGCCAGCGTCCTGAAGAGCCACGGTGCGACCGTGGTGAGCAGGAACGTGATCATTAAAATCTCTCCCGCTCAGGAAGGCCGAGAACATCCGTCCATGCAAAATGGATGTCGACGAGACTGAGGCCGACCACCATTCCCGCGCCGATCACCGCTTCCCGAAACAGCTTCATGACTCAGCTCCCCGGCGTTTGCGTCGGCCTCGAGGGCGCGGACGGCGCGACGGGCGTCATCGAAGCCACCTCCTGCAGGCCGGTGAAATGCGTCCACAGGCCAACGGCCCAGAAGAGGAACCCGAGGATCACCGCCTTGTCGTGCGAAATGAAGGCGTCCCAGTTGAACGATTTGAGCGCGTTGTTTTCCGTCGAGACGAACAGGAAGATCGTCCCGAGAGTGCTGCAGATCGGCGTCTTGAGCCCGAGCAGCCATAGCCAGATTTTTTGCAAGCCGGTCAGGCCCGGCGCGGCGGCCTGCGCCGGGATGCCGACCGCGGCGCGCATGGTCTGCAGCTTGGTCCAGAGGACTGCGAAGAACGCGGCAAGAGCGACGATTCCAAGGATGGCGAGGAGAATTTTCATCAGTGCACCTGCGGGGACGTCCCCGTTTGAGGAAAGGTCACGGCGCGCGCTTCCGGCGCCGCGGATGCTATGGCGGCCTTCGCCGCGTCGATCTTTTGCTGTTCCGCCGCTACCGCCGCCGTAGCGGTCGTTTTGGCCGCCACCGACGCCGCCTGAGCCGCCAGCGCCGCCTTTTCGCGCGCTTGCAGATCGGCAACCGCCTGGTCGAGCGTCGCGGCGCGCTGGCCCTGCCGCCACGCAGCGAACGCGTGGATGCCAACGACGGCCAGCGCTATGCCGACCATGGCGAGCAGAATCCAGCCGCCATGCGCGATCACGGGCGAAAGCCCCGAGGCCGCCGAGGCGACGATGCCCGAACCGGCGCCCGCGCCAATCGCCTTTGTTTTGGCGACATCCGCCTTCGCGCGAGCGGCGCTGGCGGCGGCCGAGATCGGCGCACCCGCCATCTTCAGGCTGGCGGCCTCGATACGCGCGACGCGCGCCCCCCAGCCCTTGCCGAACGCGCCCCAGTTCGCGAGGCCGTGCAGAAAGGACAGCCGGTCATTGGCGATCTGGTCGATGACCGCCGCCGAGGCCGGATCGCCCTGCATCACCTTGGCGAGTTCGAAACGCGCCTTCTTCGGCCCCGAATTGACCGCGTAGTCCAAACCCGAGAGGTCGACGCCGGCCGGAAGCCCCGAGGCGCCGATCGCGTTCCAGTAGCCGCCGAGATAGATGTCGTCGCGCTCGGCGGCCGTAATCAGGCGAACGTCCTGTCGCGGCAAGCCCTTGCCGTCGCGATAGGCGTCATAAGTCGCGTGCGTGACGCCCCATTTCGTCGCGCCGCCGGAATCGCCAGCGACATCGGAATAGCCTCCCTCCTCGCGGAGGGTGAACGGTAGACAGTTCGGGAAATTTCCAGCGGCCATGGTTTTTCCTATTCTGAGAATGTCGAACCGTGCCGAGTGCAGTTGTCGCAAACAGGTGGATTGCCAGAGATATAGACAAGCGGGCCAACATATGGCCGCGTCGCGCCCTACCAATCGACATGAACAAAAATCAGATCGACATTCGCCTGAGACGCCGCCTTGATGTCGAAAGACACGGCGTTGCCCGAAGGCGTTGCCTAGCACGCCTGACACTGCATCATTGATATGATGACGCGGAGCTGATTAGATAACCCGTCGCGTCCGTTCGCGGTCGGTTCGAAATACATGAATCCCGGCAACGTATTGTTCGGGTGCGTCGGCTGGCAGCAGGCTGTGAACCCCATTCCCTCAATCTTGACGATCGGGGAAGTTCCGTTCCCCCAACCATCGACGCGCATCAGTTGCCCTATCAACTCGCTGCGCCCGCGCTCGAATGTCATCGGGACATTGAGGTATCCGCCGAAGCGAAGAAAGATCGAACTGTACGAATCAACCGTTCCCGGGACCGACGTATCAAGATCGGTTCCCGAAACGCCGCCACCACCCGCCGGGGCGGTGTCGAAATAGACGCCGCCGACGCGCAGGGTGCCGGAAAGATGGTCGAATTTCTGGTTAGATCCACCCGTAGTATTCAGGTAAATGACAGACAGTACATTGTTGAAGTAGATGTCATCGAATGCGCTAAACTCACCATCATGGAAACCGTTGGCGACAATCCTCCAAATTGCATTGTTGACATTGTCTATGCGAATGTCACGAGATATGCCGTTCCGCTGGCCGCCAGTTAGTTGCAATCTTACAAGCGTATTATTCAGGCCGCTAAGGAACAGAGACCCGATATGCACCGGATGCGCTTGGTCGGTCTGCATTACATCGCATTCATCGCGGCGTTGTCGTTGATGAATGTTGTGCCGCGGCCCTCACCGATAATAAACGGCGTCGAGTTCGGATAGCTCCCCGGCGCCAGAGAGATGTCGCTGATCCCGATCGGCGTCGAAATGCCGTAGAGAGCGTTCATCAGCTGCACGCCGGATTTACAGACGCCGGCAAGCCGCGAATGGCTGCGCGCTGACACGATCGCGGCATTGATCCCGACCGCATCATCCTCGCCGCCTGCGCCTTGCCCCGGCATGGGGCATATGACTCGGTTGCTTGCGCCAGCCGGACCGCGCGCGCCTGTCGCCCCGGCGGGGATGCCCGCTATCGCGCTAGCAATAGCGACGTCCCGTTCCGTCGCGACCCTGCCGCGCAGACCTATGATGTCGTCCAGTGTCGCGGTGCTCATCGTATCGTCACGCCTTTTTCGCGATTGCGTCGATGACCGAATCGGCGCAGCGCAGGCCCTCCATGATGTAGCCGTAGCCGCCGATATGCGGCTCCGAAGTTGTGTACGCGCCCAACGTCAATGTCAGACCTGTTCCCGCGCTCGGCGAAACGGCTGTCACGGTGACCGGGTTTGCGACCTGCGATTGCGTGTAAGTCCCCTTGGTGACGAGCGATACGGCGGTGACGACGCCGCCGGATACGGCGGTGACCTTCACCTGAATCGGCTGATCAAGCGGGGACACAGCGGCCCCAACCGCCTGATCATTCACAGCCCATCCCGCGCCGCCGGACGCGACGGCGGGCGCGGTGGTTGGCGTCGCTGCCGCGACATAGAATTGCGCGTTTCCGTCATTGGTATTGTTGCCGACGAACCCCGTGCCGCTCACCCACGGCTGCTGGCTGGTCATGACCGGAATGAAGAACGCATTTGGATCGTTCTTCGCCGCGACATAGGCCGCGAGCAGCTGCTCATAGGCGCTGACGTTTGCCGCCACCGTCCCGTAGGTGCCGCCCATGACGCCAAGGATGAACAGCGGCGTCGTCGGCCACGCCGCCCGATAGGCATTGTAGCAAAGATCGAAATTCGGCTGGATCGCGGCGAGATTCGCCGCGCCGGAGATGGCGTTGTTCACATCGTTGATGTTCATCGCGAACATGCAGGCGTCATGCGCATAATTGATCGCGTCGCCCATGCGCATCGGCAGATTGTTGAGGCCCGTCCCGGCCGGATTCATCGAATTATAGCCCGTGCCGCCGATGGTCGATTGCCAGCCGTCGGGAACGCCGAGCGCGTCCGTCATCGCCTGCGACCAGGCATCCCCCGATGTCGGAGACGCCGATCCGCCGACGGTGCTGTCGCCCAGCACGATCATCCGGAAGCGATCGGAAATCGGCGCGGGCAAGATTTCGTCCTGCGGCAACAGGAAGATATTTGGCGGCGTGTAGAATGAGTATGGTATCTCGATCGTGATATTGCGCTTGAGCCGGCCGCCCGCCGACGTGAAGTCAAGCAAAACATATCCAGTCGTGCTCGGTTGCGTCGTAACGGTTAGACTGAGATAGCGATTATTTACGAGGATGCGATATTGCGTGAATGTGTTGACCTGAACGATGACCTTGCTGGCGATGACGGCAAAGGACAGGCGTTGCAGGTTCGGACCGCGACGCGACGCATTGCCCGTGTACATGAGGTTCGGCAAGGCGACATTCGTAAAACTCGCATAGAAATATCTCCCGGCGTTTGTCTCCGGACTGCCGCCGGTCGGGTAGAACCGCGCATCGGTCGGCGTAAACGGGATTTGCTGGGAATATCCAGCCGCGATCACGGCCGCCGCGTTGGCGTAGACCGGGCTCGTGACAACAGGCACGCTCGTACCGGCCGCGAGTTGCGGCAGGCCCGTCGAGGGGTCGATGACATGCGGATGGCCATTGGCCTGCGCCTTGGCGTAGAGGCGGCGCAGCTTGGCGTAAGTCGTCTCACCCGCCACGGAGGCGTTAGAATTGATTGCCGGCATGTTCTCAGCCCTCCCAAGCAGTGAACTGCTGGAACGCGGACTGTCCGATCAGAGTCAGCGCATTGCTTGGGACTCGTGCGCCGCCCCATTCGTAGCCACCGCCATTCGCCGCGAGCACAGTCGTTCCAAGACCGCCACTTAAGGAGCCCGACAGAGACGCCGCGCCGCTAAGTGACAAGCCAAGCGCCTGTGTTGCGCTCTCGTTGCGCACAGCAAGATAAGTCCGCGAGGGATTGGAGCTGGCGACTGTCGTCGATACCGCTGTAAATGCTGAAAGACTGACTGTCGCACCTGTGCCAGAGCCTGACGTTGCAGCCGGTGCAATCGGATTCGCTGGCTGTACGCTATATTCACCGCCCGTCACAAGGCCAAATGTCGCCGGCCCCATCCTGATGCTGAGTTGAACGCCTGTCGCCGACCCCGCTCCGGCGCCCGTCACCGTCACCGGCTCAGCTGGCAAATTCGCCGGGTTCGCAGTATATGATCCTCCGGTCAACAGGATGACAGCCGACAGAACGCCAGAAGTCATCGTGCCCGTCGCTGTGAATTTTAAGCCGGCTCCCGTAGTCCCGGTTAGCGTGACGGCGCCCGTGCCGCCCCCCGAGCCAGAGGAAGTCACGATCGGAGCACCAACAACCTGCGTCGTCCCGACACTGAGAACCGGAGCTGTCACGACAGTGGGATCCGTCGGCAGCGTCAGCGTATCCCCGGGAGCATAGCCGCCTGCGGTTCCCGCCGACGCAACCGCTGCAGAGGCGGCGGCGCCATGAATATACCCAGAACGATTGGTGACGGCGCTCGCCGTCGGATTCACCGCGATTGACGCATCCTTGATGTTTACATCAAGGCCGCGCGACGACGAACCGGTAAGGCGATCCATCGCCACGCCGTTCCAAAGCCCAAGCGAGACGGCGATGATATTCTGCGGCGACATTCCGTCCTGAGTCGCCGCACGCTCTGCGTAATATTTCCCCGAGACGGGGTCAAAGATGGCTGCTTCCTCAATCCCTATGCCAAACGGCAGAAAGCCATTCAACTGTGGCCCAAGAGCCGAGAACGCATCGTAACCGATTGTGTCATATCCGACCCCGCCGACGATCGGCGAGGCGAGCGGAACGGTCGTCGAGCCAGGCGAATAGCTCAAATCGATATTGACCGACTCGAAGGAGCCAGATGCCGGGAATGCCGATGCCTTATAGAGAAGCACCTTGGTCCCTGGCTGTAGCCCGGTAGCGGACGCTAGGGTCACGCCGGTGGAAGCGGCGCTACCGCCCGCTGTGATCGCTTGTGTCGTCAATCCCTTGGCGTTTAGGGAGCGGACCCTGTCAAAGTTTCCTCCTGACGGATCGCCAGCATTATATTCGAACTCGGCGGCCACTGCAGTACCAGAACCGGTCGCGCCGTCATTTTCGCCGGACGCATCTCGCCCCTGATTATAGACAAAGCCCGTAATCGGCGCCGCCGTTGTCGAATGGGCCTTCCCAAACACTGCGGCGAACGACGTTGGAGTGATGGCGCTGACGATGACGACTTCTCTATTCGTCCCCGTGTCGATAACCAGCGTGGAGCCAACCTGAATTGACCAGTTAACGCCTCCGACGACGCCTGCCATTGCGAGAGGCGTAACCGTTTGCAGACCTGCGGAGATCGCGCCTGCGCTCGACGTCTTGAACTGCATCGCAAACGACGTCACCCCGGAAGAGATGCCTTGGGCGGGAACGCCATCAATGCCCGCCTCTCTCTGCCGATCAAGGTTCCCTGCAGCGTTCAGGAGCTGTGCGACGCCGCCAGTATTGACGCCATACGCCGAGCCGCCGAGCGCTACATTGTCAGCGTTGTGGAACTGGAACACGTTCGCGCTGTGTCCCGATAGTGGGTCCGCAACGGTCACGCCCCCAACTGTATTCGTCCCAGCCGCAAGAGCTACAGAGCCGCCAATGGCGGGCATAGCGCCGGTCGGTAGAGGCAGAGACGCCGCCGTCACGGGAACAGCGGATTGATCCGTAGCGAGCGCCACCGAAACGCTGTTCGCTGTCGTAGCCGGCGCATTGGGGAGAGTGTTAATCGTGGCACCGGACCCGGGTGTCACATTAAGTGTCGGTAACGCCATCTCTGAAATCCCCGTTAGGCTGCGATTGCCGCAAGCAAGCTGCTGTTAAAAGAATTACGAAAGTCCATAGTGCCCGCGTCGGCCAACGGGCCGGCTAGAAACGATCCGGCGCTTTCGTCGATTTCCAGACTGTACAAGTGCGGCCCGGCCAGCAGGGTGCCTGTCGGAACGATCCAATTTCCATTTACGTCGGAGATTGTCGCCCCAACGGGTGTCGCAGACCCATCGATATAGAGCCTGACTGCGAGGCCAGCCGGAGATCCGTTCGGATTTTTCACGACGCCGCTCACCGCGCCCGCCGTGTAGAATGACGTCGTCACCGGCGTCGATGCCCCGATGAAGGGCGTCCATCCGTTTGCTTCCAATGTGGGAGCGTCGAACATAGGAACTGCGATAGGCACGCCTGGCGTGCTTTGGTAAAGGCGCCCAAAGATGGACACCGTATTCCGGCCGCCGTCGTCAGGTGGCGTCAATAGCTGCGTCATCGGGATTGCTCTCCTCGTTTGAAGTGACGGAAATCCGCGAGTCGGAGCGTCCAAACAGCTTCGATGAAAGAAACGTTTCTTCACGAAGTCGGCGGCGCGCAAACCAGATAGTGAATAGCAACCCTGACGACCCCGCCGGTGAAGCCTGATCCGTTCGCGGTGAGCTTTATCGTGGAAGCCGCATACCAGGCGGTAGGGCCGATGACGCCCGCATTGCTTGATCCAGCCAAAATGCCAAGGCCGGAGCCAAACTGGCCCGCCGCCGCCCCAGCGCCACCGCTTGATGATGTCGTCGCGTCGACATTAAATGAGCTCGCGCCCGTAATTGCCGTTACAACAAAGATCGACACGCCAAATACAATCGCCCGGTTTGGGATCAGCTGCGTCGAGGCGCTCGACGCGCCGGAACAGACGACAATGTCCTCGAGGCACCCTATCTTGATGGCAGAGCCGTGCGTTGCGCCCTGCGCCGCAACCATCAAGGCGCTCAGCGGCGACACTTCAGACAACTTCGCGGCCGCAAATCCGCCGGGGGTCGCACCATCGTGCACTTGCACGCGGTTGTTTGTCGTGTCGACCAGCAACTCGCCAGCCCCGCCCGTAAACGTAGATAAAAATCCAGCAGCCTCGCGGCGCCGTCTGACCTGGACCGACATTATTAAAACCTCGCAAATTACGCGGACGCCAACCCCAAATCGATGACTGTGACAAAAGAATCGGAGGCGACGCCAAAATCATCGGCTTCGTTTACGCCCGTACCCGCGAGCCCATAGTCAAGATTTGACCCGACGGAGATCGCCTGCGCGACGGGCCCGGGGCTGCTTGCACCGGTTGGCGTGTAAGCATATACAGCGCAGGTCGATAGATCCTGGATAGACTGCCCAAAAATATTGAAGCTGGCGAATTTAAGATAAAGTGGCGCCCCAACAAAAGCGGAGGGGAGCGCGTATTTGAAAATTAGGCCATCAAGTCGCGCAAAGGGCGCGTTAGCTGGGTGCGCGACCGCCTTCGAGCCATAAAGACCCCTTTCGAGGTAAGTCAGACTGTAGTTCAAGCCGGACACCAGCGTGGCAGTCTGGTACGCGAATAGCTCGTTATCGACGATACAGAGCGTGAGCGCATTTTTCGCGTCCGCTGCGCTACCCGAAGCGAGCACGCCGCCGCTTGCCGTAAGATCCACCATCATCTCGTTGGCGAGATCTGGCTGCGCCGACGGCGCTGCGATAGAGGCGGCAAGGACGCCTTGACGCGCTGGCCCGTTGATTTCGCCAACTTGCTCGTAGGTTGAACCGTCGGTCGAGAGATAGACCAGAGCCCCGCCCCAATAGGGATCCGCCGCTTCGGTCGGCCCCTCTGGCGACATGATGCCGGACGCGACCGCAAACGTTACGCCCGAAGGGGACGGCGTAAGAGGAAGCAATGTCGGCCCCTCTGACGCACCTGAGAGCGAGGGGCCCCAGACATAAACGCCAGCGCCCACCGTCCCCGCATAGGATTGGGCGCCAGCGGCCATTTCCAGCCCAATTTGAACTTGCGGCGCCCCCGCGACGCTCATTACGCAGGAAATTGTGAGCTTCCAGAACAAATTGTCGGCGGGCGCGATCGTCGCCGCTATACCGGGCGCGGGGGTTGCCGTCGCCGCCGCTAGATCAAATTCCGCGATGGAACTCGTCAATCCGTCATGTATCAGCCCCCAAACCTTCGTTCTTTCAACCGCCTGCACGTAGATCGTGACGGACACTGCGGAGCCCGCGGCTTCCGTGACGCCACTCGTCCATGTAGCGAAATGAACGCCGGTAGATCCGTCTTCGGCGATCTTGTAGACCGGTGTGATCGCTCCGCTAAGCGCAATCCACACCTGCGAGACGCCGCCGGTCAGCGCTCCGGGCGGTTCGAAAATAATGGGCGTATTGACCGGCGCCGGAATGACGCCCTGATCCAGCAATTCGGGAGTACCGCGCTGCACGGGATAGGCCGCCGCCGTCGCTATGCCGCCGGGAAACTCTTCCGCTGTGACGGTCAGAATGCCAGCTTCATCCTCCTCGACCGACACGATGCGCGCCGCGACATCGATCATGCCAAGACCGGGGTCTGTGATTGTGACGAGATCCATTGGCTCGAGGAGGCAATACTCGAATGAAAGCTTGAACTGATAGGCATTGCGGATATAAAGCCGCCGCTGGAGAATGAGTTGCGCGGAGATCTGCGCGACCTTGGGGTCGCAGAACTCATGCGCCGTGATCGAGGATTCCCTCTGCAACCCATACAGCTCGATCGCATTCTGATCCCAGACGTCGACGGGCGTGGCGTTGTATTGATTGCCGCGATCAAGCGCTTCGAGCGTGATCCAATTCTTCGCTGTGAAAGGATCGCTGCGGATTACATCGACCGGATCCTTGCCTTCTTCATGAACGAAGTCGTCATCAGTCAGATTATAGATCGGCGTGACGTTGGGCGTGAAGGTTACGCCATTGTCCGCGATCGGCGTATCGCCATATGGTATGAACTTCAGCTTGCCACCAGACCAGACCGCAGCGCTATTGGTCAGCTGCAGCCATCGCGTCAGGATGCTATTTGCACTTTCCTGATTCGCTAGAACCGGTGAAAACGCGAATCCGCCGGCATTGCAATAAGCCTGATAGGACGACCCGCCGGATCCACCAAGCAAAGTCGTCGCATCTATGCTAGCCGCCGGAAATCCGACGCCGTATTGCGAGTTCGTCAGAAAATCCTGAACTGCAAGAGCCGGATTCGCGTCGATGCCATTGTAGGTTCCAGATCCCACAAGGCGCCCAAACACTTCAAATGAGAGCGCCGGCATATTTGGGCTCGAGCCGAGATCGAAATAGGCTGTCACGGCATAGGCGACGCCGGGATAATTCAGGGCGGCGCCTGGAAATAGATAGCTTTCATAGGCATAACGCCCTTGCGGCGTTGCGCCGTTAAAGAGACCGAGACTCAGATTCCAAAGATAGGTCGTCGTCCTCCCGTTCCAGACCATCCCGACGTTCTGGATAGGGCCCTCGGAAAGCCCAAGCGCAAAGCCGCAGGTGTAATTATAGCCAGTGACCTGCCCTCCCCCTTTGCCGCCTTTGGCCTTCTGTGTCGTGTAACGGAAGTTTCCCGTCCACATGACGTTAGGGGCGACCTTGTTCGCCCCATAAACAATCTGGATTGGAACCGCGTTGCTCGAGGTCTGCACCTGAAGGCCGGTGTAGAGCGGGATCTGCGCCGCGTTTGATTTCGGCCTCAGAAAGCTCATATCGTGCCTCGCCCTTCGGCGGCGCCGCGCCCCCACAGGGAGAAGAAGCGCCGCGGTCGCTTAGGTTCAAGCAGTTGCTGGTTCGTCTGCATTTCTTCCTCGATGACCGCGCGAGAAGGCTGGAATGCATGCACGATTCGGATCGGATTTACGCCAGTCACGATTGCGCCATGGCTGAAAGTTCGACCGTATTTGAAGACGATGATGTCTCCGGGGCCTGGGCAGGACACTTCCCGAAAGCGATCGGCGGCGAAGCTGAGATATCGCTCCTCGCCACGATGCAAGTGCCAATCTTCCGGATAAGGACGAGGATCGAATGGAGCGAGCAACCCCGTATCGACGAATACGCGAACCAGTAGCATTCCGCAGTCGACGCCTGCGCCTCGCACATCCGCGCAGGCGTGATATCGCGTGCCAATCCATTTTCGGGCTTCAGCGACGACGCTCGCGCGCTCGATATGTTCCGACGTCATGGCGGGCGGCCACGGATCAATACGCGAACATAGGGGACGGGACATAAGGGAAGCCGCGAAACTTTGTGAGATTGTTAAACTTGCTCTTGCATGTCGCCATGGTGTGATCGCAGCCCTGAGAGACGGTGAACGCATCACCGATGGTAGGAGCGTTCTGCAGAGGATAACTTAGGTAAACTGCGGCGCCGTCTGCCGCCTTGATATTGGATCTCGCACCTGTGTTAGGCCCGGATGTAAAGGTGATGGCGCCTTGGGCGTACACGCTCGACGCATTCGACCAATTGATCTGCGCGCCTGACGAACCGGCGCCGACGACGCCGTTCGCGCTGTAACCACTTTTGACCAGGCCACAGCCAGAATCGTAATGCACGTGCTGGCAATTCGGCGCGTAGACATTGCGAGGCATGTCGAGATCGAGGAGCACGAGGTCGGAGTTGACCGTGATTTCCGCGGAAGTCCTGCCGATGCTATCCACAGACCCGACGCGCCCTTTGAATAAAATCACGCTCCCGATCGGCGCGGCCAGATCTGCGACGGACCAGGACCTCAGAAAGGCGCGCTCCCGCTGGATCTCCGCGCCGTCGAGAACGCCATTGCGCACCGCCTGTAAAAAAGGAATTCCACCGATCGTGTCGATTTGCCGCGCTGCGATCGTAATCTGTTGCTGATCGACGCTAAGGCCTGTCGTACACTTGGCTCTAAGGCCGTCGACAAGGATCGAATTGGCAGTATACACATAACCGTTCAGCGTCACGGGCAGGTCGGCGTTTGTATAGGTCAGGATCGCGCCCGTGAGCAATTTGAAGGTAAAGCAATCGGCGACGAACGCTTGTGCATCACGGCTCGCCCGCAAAGAGTTCAGATATACTGCGAGCGTCCCTGTACAGGCTCTCATTCAAACTTCCCCTCAAGTACACGCGGGTGTTCAGTCGGCGCACGGATTCGCACGTTCAAGGTTTCACGCTGCGGAATTTGAGCGATTGCACCGTCCATAGTTCCGAGGTGAAATTCTCGAAATCGTTCTGATCGTCCAGAAAGCGGCACACGAAGGCGTAGGAGAAGTCCGCGGCTATCTCCGCGCCGGCCGCGGGCGCCACTGCGAAGGTAAGTTCGTTCGGCGCGGCGAGGGAAAAACCGGAGGTCTGAACAGCGCCATTGAGATAGACCCTATTCAGGCCAGTTACCCATCCCACCGGATCTGTGAATCCGCCCATGGTTCTCACCATCGGGAACACCGTCGTCGCGCCGTCGCCGGAAGCGACGACTTGCGAGGCGACGGCGTTATCAGTTGGATCGGTATAGAGAAAGGTTCCAAACTGCCCCTGCACGCGAAGGAAAAGCCCCATCAGGCTTTGCAGTCCATAGGACCCCAGCCCCGGATAGTGCGATCCGGAGTCGAGTGCGTCGAAGGTCAGCTCGAACTCATAGAGCGGGTATGTATAGAACGGCGTCCGCGCCTCGCGCCCGGACGCATGCGAAGCAACGCGGGTGGAAAACAGCGGCTTCTTGTGAACTGACCAGCCCTGGCCGGCGAGGATCGGGAAGGAAGGCGGCGTCAATGTGAGAACTCCTGACGCAGCGCGTAGTTCGCTGCGTTCACGCCGCGCCTCTCGCAAACAGGAGTGATACGCACGTCCAATGTTCGAGCGGTCCCCTGTGTTTCTGCGTGAATCGTCTTCAAGCGGTTGCCCCTCGGCGAGCGGGCGGTGGTCCAGATGTCATGCGCGTCCATCATTCCCCCTTGACCGTACGCAACGTCAGTGACTGAACGCGCCAGAACTCGCTCATGAACTGTTCAAAATCTTGCTGGTCCGCTGCAAGGCGGCAGGTTAATTCGGGGCCAAAGCCGAGCGTCGCCTGCAATGCGGCTGGAACCGGAAATGTAAACGGCCGGTCCTGGCCGAGGTGCGTTGCGACAAAGGCAAGAAGGGTCTGCAGTTCCGCAAGCGGCGGCGGCGCTCGTAGAAGATCGAAAGCAATCTCGATTTCGACAAGCGGGGCGAAAACCCGCGCGCAGCGGCTCGATCGGCCGGATACATGATCAGCGACGCCCGTAAGAAACTGGGGGCGGTAACGCACGTTCCAGCCCTGTCCAGCTAGGGTCGGAAATGCGACGTAAGCGGCAGGCGAAGGCGCCAAATCCGGCGCCGGAACGGCGACGAACGGCCCTTTTCCATTCAACCAATTGCCCGTTTGCCAATTGCCGGCGTCGTCCCAAAGGGAGTTCAGGTTCGGAAAGGCCGGAAACGGCCGCGCATCCCAGTTCCAGACAGAGCAAAAGGCTTGCTGGATCATCGGTACGCCGCCGACCGTCGCGTTGTTGCCGTCGACGAACCAATATTCGTAGAGCGCCTCTAACGCGAGCAGTTGCAAACTCTGGTCGCGTCGCGGCTGATAGCCGCCGCCATCGGCCGGATCCCAGATCGACCAATAGGGCGTCGCACTTTCGCTCGATTTCGCGTCGAAAAACACATTCGGCTGGTTCGTCGACCGATCGCAGGATGGGAATCCGTATTCAGTGAAGACCACCGACTTGGAATTTGCGGTCCAAAGCGTCCGCGACCCCTTCGGACTTTCGCCGGTCCCGTCGCCATCGTCATAAAGCGCCAGATGCGGATTGTTCCACCACCAGCGGATTTGCTTCTGGCCGAGGATTTGCTGGTTCGGATAGTAGCGGTTGCGGCTTTGCGTCAGCCTATCGCCCTGGGGCAAAGAGACCTTCAGATCCGATCCTTTCGGATCGGAGCCGCGGCCGAGATTGCCGCCTTCAAAATAGAACCAGTTGAAGCGCTCGCCACCCTCGATATTGGCCTTGAGATAGGCCTTGCTATTGAGCAGCGGCGTCCCGGAGAGTCCAAGGCCGATCGAGTTGGGGGCTGTAGGCGGCCAACTTGGCGGCGGCGTCTCGGACCAGTTCAACGCATCCTGCCCGCCATTCGGCGCCGTCGTCCAGTCGGACAGTGGTAGATAATTGTCAAAGCAGACAAGATCGATGTTTGGGTGGGCCCAGAGCTGATCGAGGTGCGGCCACTGACCGTTTGGCGAAGCCGGATTCGACCCGCTATGACTAACGCCCATCCATGACGACCAGTCGGCGGCGTAGCTGATCAGATGGCGAAGCCCCGCGAGATCTTTGTTTAGTCCGGCTCCATCAAAAATCAAGCGAACGTCATCGGCGAGTGTGATCAGTCCGTTGACGAAGGGGTAGTCCCATGTCGCCGCGCCGCCGCTGACGGAGCCCTCGTTTGTCCACGCGGCCCCGCGGATGACCTCGAGTCCGCGGAGCTCGGACCCGATTAGAAAAAGGTCGACGCCACCTGCAATCACGCACAAATTGGCGTAGTGCAGGATCATTCGGCGATAGGTGTAGTCGTTCGGAGCGCCGGAGTATGCGACGGTCAGCATGGCGGGATCGCGGCTGAAGTCGCCGGCCGAGGCCGACCCGAGAAACGCCGCCACCGCCCTGGTCGCCGCGTCTGATAGATCCGGACTGGACAGGTCTGGCGAAAAAGCGATCCTTCCGCGCCAGGGATAGAAACCGGGAATATCACCAAGCAGAAAGGGGTAAAAAACGACCCTTAAGCCTCTGGACTTCAGATATCTGATACAGCGAACGATGGACTGATCTGACGGCGTCCCGCCATAAGCATAGGAACCGTTGATCTGCGAAATTGGTACGATGCAGCCCGAAGTTTCCGTGAGGCCCGAGACGCGCCAATGATCATTCGCCCATTCGGAGCCATTCCAGAATTGGAAGACGTCCGTGACCGGAGACCCCGGAAGATTGTTGACATAAGTGGTCGAAGGATAGACCTGGCAGGCGTCGGCAGTCTCCGAATTGAAGAACCACGCGCAAACGATTGCGACCGTCGAGCAGCCAGGATGAGCAGCGCGAAGCTGATCGATCGAAAGCTCCAAATCTGTGCGAAATGAAGGCTGATTTGCGTAGGCGTTGATCTGGGCCAGGACGCCCGGCGGCTCGGCCCGCTGGCCCCGATACGCCACAGTGTCATAGGTGAACTCACCTGTTGCCGGGAGGAGATTGACGCCGTTCACGTAGTTCATCCGTCAGACAGAGGCTCCGAGCTTGCTGAGCCCCAAATGCGAGCCCGTGTGCACGCCATCGTTGATCGCACGCAGAATCTGCCTTCCATTGTTCTTGAGGAATTGCCTGACGCCGGACGCGTCGATCGCCTGGATGCTGAAATTGGTGGCATGATGAACATGCACGGTCCCGCCACCACCTCCGACGCTCGCGCCGCCATTCGCCATCAAGCCCTGGGCCCACGGCGTTACGCCCGCCGGAACAACCATCTCGCCCTTATGCGCCTGCACGATCATGTCGGATGGCAGCTCCCAGGCGCCGACGGCCAGGCCGCCGGCAACCGCCATGGCCGTAGCCTGGCCCGCAGCCGCAGGGCCGGCCGCGGCGGGCCCCATGACTGGTGCGAGAAAGCCGAAGATCCCGGCAAATGTCTCCGCGGCCGAAGCACTGATGTTTTTTAGTACGCTTCCGATGATGGTGGCGTTGGAAGCCGCCGCCGCCGTACTCGCGAGCCCGGCTCGCGCCGAAGCGCCTGCCGCGACCGCGCCCGTCTGCGCCGTCTCCGCCGCTTGCATCGCTGTCGTATTGGTTGCGAGGCCGGCGAGAACTTCGGCGGCCGACCTGACCCGCGCGGCGATGAAGGATTGGATGATCGATAAGGCGACCTGCTGGGCGGCGGCGCGGAGCGTCTCGTGCCCCTTGATCATGCCCATGATCGAACTCGTGACGCTTGATCCAATCTGGTCGAATGCGCGCCGATAATCGGCGGAGATCTGCTGGTTGACGTCACGCGCGATCTGCTGGCGCCTCAGCGCAGATTGGCTGGCGAGTTCGTCGATCTGCCGCTGCACCGTCGCATAGGCGAGCGTTCCCTGCTGATACGATCCTTGCAGCGTCTGAAGATGACGCACCTCGATGTCCTCGCGCTCCTTCTCCGACGCCAGCAGGGCGGCGAGTTCCTGGCCCCGCGACATCTGTCCGGTCTGCGCCTCCTCTCTAATGATGGAGGATTGCAGGCTTAGACCATTCAACGCGATGTCATACCGGGCCTTCTCAGCCTCGCGCGCGATCGCGAGATCGGCGTCACTGGAGCTTTGGGCCGATGTGACTTTCTGCGCGGCGTTGCTGGCGTAGGCTTGCGACAAGCCGGCGAAGGCGGCGTTGATCTGAGCGGCGCCGGCGCGTAGACAAGCAGTCGTCCCATCAACCGCGGTCGCGGCCTGCTGCAAGCCCTTCTGCAGATCCGAAACATCGGCGGTGAATCGGATGGAAACGTCGTCTGTCATCGGGACAATCCTTAACGAGACTGGAGAGAACAAGCTCTACTCACGCGGGGGCCTCGTTCACCCGCCTTTGGCCGCCCCGACAAAGCCACCGGGATAGCGAGCGATGAGACCGCCGATGCCGCTAGGATCAGCGGCGCTCGCCGCAACCGGCGCGGCAACCTTGCGCTCGATGCGGTAGACGCATTTCAGGATCTCGTGCGCCGGCGGAAACTCGCGCCAATAGGCGAAGAGCGCCAGCACGTCGTGCAGCGTCATCTCGTCTATTTCGGCCGGGGTGTAGCCACAACAGGTCATGAGCCGCGCGTATATGAAATCGAAGTCGACGCGGGCGGGGGCCTCGCGGCCGCCGCGCCCGCTCAGGCTTCCCCCGGCTTGTCGCCCCCTTCGGACGACGGAAGAAAGCCGCCGAGGCGAAGGACGGCCGCCATGGCGGCGCCGATCTCCGTCGCCGTCGCTTCGACATCGCCAAGCGCAGCCGCCGCCTCCGCGTGGTCCCGCCGGAGCGCGATCGCAACGATCGCCATGGCGGCCGTCACATTCCCCGCGGCCTCTGGCGCGCCGGCCAGCAGTATGGGTTCGATTTCCTGCACCTGGCGCAGCGTCAGCGGCCGCAACGCCCAGTCGCGCTCCCCGAGCTTAATAGTCTCGACGCGCGTCCGCATTACGACGCCTCCGCGAACGACCACGTCATCACATTGCCGGCGGCGTCGGCGAAGCAGGAAAAATCAAACTCCGGCATGACGAAATCCTCCAGCTTGGTGTGGAAACTCAACTTGTTCGACGTGCAATTATTGAGCTTGAGTGAAATTGCCTGCCCTTGAAACGTCGTATAGAAATTCGCTTGGAAAGTTGGCGTCGTTCCGAGCAGTTGATTGGCGACGGTGAACTGCTGGCCGGTCGCCGCGAGCGTATAGTTATAGCTGATCAGGACAGCCTTTCCGGTATCGGCCGCGGCGAATGTGTAGATGCCGGCCACGACCGCATACTGACCTGCCGCAGGCGCCGAGGCGACCTGCGATAGCGGAAGACCGGTCGCAGCGTAGAGCACGCCGAGATCTTTGACCCATGTCGACGCGTTCGCCGCCGAGACTGTGTAAGGCGAAGTACCCGGGACCGCGCCTGCTTCCGCGAAAGAGGTCGCGAGCTGACCCGACGTCGGCGTCACGCCATAGAAGAGATTGGCGAACGCCAGCCCGGAAATACGCGCAACTTTCGCCTTTCCCGTCGTCTTGATCGTCCCGCGCGCGACCGCCACGGGACGCTGGTACTGGCCGGTCAGCTCCTTGATGCTGGCGGTTTCTTCGATGGTGACCTCCTGCACGAGGCCGAAATTCACCGGCGTCGCATTCGCGATATCCGTACGGGTTCCAAACAATACGCCCGAGCCGAAACTATACATGGAAAACCTCTCTCGTTCGACCGTTGCCGATGCCGCGCGTCCGTTCGCCCGATAGGAGAACGCCCCCTCGCAGCAATGATTTCCTCAAAATCTCTAGGGAAGGATGAGCTTCACCGGAATGATCAACAGCGCATCGCCGTCGAGATCGCCAGGGTCCTTCAACGCCTTGCCGTCGATGCGGCAATGATGGACCGCGCCGCCGAGGGTATTGCGACCTGTGGCGAGATCCGCGCCAGATAGCGCGAAGGCGCCATCAAGTCTGTCCAACACGTCATTCAAGAGCGCAGCGCCGGCAATGGCGGAATCCTTGGCGTTGAGGTAGATGAAAAGCCGGACTTCGATCACTCGTTTGGGCGTCGCGCTCTCGCTCCAGGAGTAGGTCTCCTGACCGCCCTCAAATAGGAAGCAGGCCGGTCGGCTTACCGCCGGCACATCGCTCCAAAGTTTCAGTCGCCGCGCCGGCCCAAGCTTCCAGGCGTAGGCCCCGGCGACGAGGTTCTGCAACGCCGCAATGGCGATCTCCCGGCTTGCCCCGGCCATGTCTACCCCACTTTCCAATCGGCGTCGGACGCTTTTGTTGGCGCCGACGTCGCGTCGCCGCTTTAGGCTTGTCCCAGCGCGTCCAAAACGGCCTGCTTTAGGCCGCTGGCGATTTCCGCGCTCATCTCCGAGAAAGACGCGCCGATGAAAGAATGCGCCGGGATTGCCGAACCCGGGTGATGAATGCTCCTGGCGAACACCTGGCCGCCGCCAGCGGTGAAGGCCAACGCCTTCGCCTTCACCGCGACGATCTCGTGCGCTGCGGTCTTGCCGCCAAATTCCTGGATTGCGGCGTAAGGAGAGCCGCTGCTCGATGCGACGATCGACACAGCGGATCCGTCATCCTCGACCGCGGATTGGATCGAACTCGTGAGGGCGCCAGAACGCGACTGCAGCACGTCGCCCGATAGTTTTTGTCGGATCCGCGTTTCGAGCGCAGCGCGCAAGACGTCCGCCCGCTCACGCAGCGCGCGATCGACGGCGCCTGAATCAAGAATCGCCTCGATCATGGCGTCACAACGCGCCGATAGGGCTGCAAGGCGCTCGCGACGAAGTCAGGAACGCTCTTGACGATAAAGGCCATCGTCTCCTGACCGCCAAGCGATTTAGACTGCTGTCCGATGCGGGAGCGATAGCCGTAGCGTTCAGCAACCCAGTCGAGGCAGGCGACGGCGAGATCGGCCGGCACATAGCCATAGGTCAGGCTCAGCGCAGCCCCGGCGTCCGCCGCTGCGAAGGAATAAACGCCGTTGGCCGCCGAATATTGTCCCGCGCCAGGATTGGCGGCGACCAAAGTCATCGCGCCGCCGCCGGCGTAAGCAACGCCGCCATCGCTCGCCCAGTCTCCATAGGGCGCTAGAGCGGCGACGCTGTAGGGCGGCCCGGCCGGCGCCACAGTTGTCTCACCACTGATCTGATAGCCTGCCGTATAGGAGATCGCGACATTCTGCAGCCCGTGCGCGAAGCGACGCCCGCGCAATGACAGCCGCTGCATGCGCCCGGGAGGCGGCGCCTCCCCTCCGTCCAAAACGAAGCCGACTCCGATTGGTCCGTTGGCGGCAAGGGGCGGAGCCGCGGGAATCGCAACGCCATTCACGCTGCAGGACTGAACGACGTTGACGGGCCAGTGCCGTAATACGATCGAGGGCTCCTCGCCGCCGTCATGGATCTCGGCATAGGTGGCAGGCAGGATCGAGGGACGATCAAGTATATTTAGAATCGCCCGGCTGATCTGTGTGATCAGTCGCGACAAGACGATATCGTCGTCGCTTCCGCCGATATCGAGCCAGGTCTTTACATCGGAGAGGCTGACGAGATCACCGTAGGAAGCCATGAGCCAATATCCTTAAAAGAGGGAGGGGAACGGCTTTCAACGACATGGGCCGCCCTGCCCCATGGAAAGAGCGAGAAGTCACGGCGTCTCCTCGGAGCAAGGGCGGCCAGCTTCTCCGACATCGCTTCAGGTCAAGCCGATCGCCTGCCGCGCCAGAGCCCGCAACGCATCATTCGTCACCGGCAGGGACACGGAGACGCCCTTGTTTCGGAGAAACGCGAAGAGCCCCTGCCGATTTAGCATCGATACGCGCTCTGCATCGGCGTCGATAACCGGAGCAGCCAAAGATTGCTGCACCGGCGCCGCCGCCTCAGACGCTAGAAGCCGGGCGCGGATGTCCTCGGTGCCCATCGCCTGCAACGCTTTCAATGTCGCGTCCATGGCCGCGCCGATCAGCTCCTCCCGCGTCATCTGCTCAGCATCCGGCGCCTCTCGGCAATCCACCCAGGGCCGAAAGCCATGCGCCAGGAAGGCGGCCCATTCATCGTCATCGACCTCGATCGAGTTATCATCGGCAATTTCGAGGCTCCGCCCAAGATGCGAGATGGCTCCACATCCGTCGGGAACGCGTAGTTTCATGACGACCATCCTTTTGGAGCGCCGCGTTTCAATAAGATTTTCAAGGTGAGGCCGCCGGGGCGGCCGCAAGCGGGCGCCCCGGACGACAACTCAGCCGTTGCCGATATTTGTGATAAGGGCCATTGAGGGCGGGAAGTAGTTCTGCAACACTTGATCGGCATAGACGCCATATTCGTATTTTCGGGTCCGCAGCGGCCACTCAATCTGGTAGTAATCCTGGCGCGTACGGATCTGAACGAGATTGCCAACGCCGGCGAGCGGATAGGGCAGCGCCCGCGTCGTGAACAGGATCGCGCCGGCCGGCATGTTCGGATGCACTTTGATATCGACCACGCTGCCGCCCTGCATCGAGAATCGGTTCAGATAGGTGCGCACCATGATGCCGCCGCCGACAACGTCCTGCGCCGTTTCAAAAACAAAGCGCTGCGCGGACGTTTGCGAGCCCGCCAGGATCTTCTTCGAAACGTTCAGCGCCTCTTGCGAACTCACCCACATCGTGTCGGGCGACAGCCGGTAATTGTCCCACATGGACTTCAGAATGGTGTCGATCTCCATGACGCCGCCAGAGCCATCCGCGGTCAATGGCGAACCAACGCCGGCAACGCCGGAAGGCATGGTGTAAACAGACGCGCCCGAACCCGCCTTCACGGCCTGGTAGATCAATCCGTCGAAGGCCAGCAGGTTGGCTGAATTGTCATTGGCGCCGAGGGAGGCCGCCGTCTGGGAGCCGGTCGCCGCCGCGCTGATGACCACGGAATTGATGGTCGTGATGGCGCCCAGCGTCTCCGCGCCAGCGGCGCCCCAGAACCACGCATAGCCGAGAGCGCCCCGCACCGGGGCGACGCTCGCGCTGATCGATCCGGTCGGTCCTGTCGTCGGCACGGTGGCGTTCGCGCTGGCTTTGGCGACGCCGCCGCCGAACGTATCCGACGACCCGTCGGCGTTCGTACGGGTGATCTGTCCCTGCACGCCGCCTGCGATCGAACCATTCATCAACGCGTCGAGAGTGAGGGCGGTGCAGATGACTGACCAGGTCTGCGCGGCGAGGGTTCCGCCGCTTGTCGAGGCCACGAGCGAGGGCGTCGGCGTCGCGCCGAGCGGACCGGATGAACAACCGCCGAGGATCATCGCCTCTTCGCCGATCATCAGCGCTTCGAGCCCGGTCTTGGCGCCGATCGCGCGAACGTCATCGAATTCCTGGCCGGCGAATTGCGCTTCGAAATCAACGCTGGTCTCAACGCCGATGCCCTTATAGGTCGCGGTATAGTCCTGCGTCGCCACGGCGAGAACGCCGCCGCGATTGGCCGACGATACGCCAAACCGGAGGCCGGTGGTGTTGATCGCCGTAATCGCGCGCCACGCCGCCTGAATGCCGCCCTTCCCCGATACGCGCGGGATCATGTTGCGCAATGGCGTCAGCACCGGATAGAGAAATTTGGCGCCGAGCTCGAGGTCGTAGAACGTGAGCCCCGACGTCGCGTTGGAGCTCTGCGCAAAGGTGCTCTTCTCGAGCCCGATCAGATTCTTGAAACGCGGATCGCCGAGCGGCCTCGACTGCGCCGTCTTGATCCGATCAAGAACGTCCTGGGAATCGGTCTGCATCGTGGTCATCGGTTACTCCTGGCGAAGAAAACTCGCTGAAAGAATTTGGGAAAAAGCGCTGGCCGTTCGCACGGTCTCGACGAACGGATCGGAAGAGCCTGGATTGCCTCGTCGGAGCGCGCTATTCAGCGGCCATTGGCTTGCGCGACGCGATTCGCCTCGGCGCTGATCCGTCGCGGCATGGATTTGACACGAGGCGCGTCAGCGCATCGGAGAGCGACCATTGCGTTGGGCGAGTTTGATCGCGAGGATCGAAAGCGCTTCCGGATCGAGGAGCAGCTTTTCGAGCGGCTCGTTTCCACGCGGATCGCGGCCGGCGTCCTCATTTTTCGCGATCACCCGCGCCTGCCCGGCGAAGGGCAACGGCAAGGGCTGCGCCTCGATCTGCTTCACCCGTTGCAGAACATCGGCGAGCGTCGCGGCGAGCGCGTCGAATTTCTTCTCGAGGCCGTCGCCGACCGCAAATTTCTGCGCGCCGCCGCATGCGGCGCCGAGTTCAACCGCGGTATCGTGCAGCTTCTGCACCCGGCTCTGATCCGCCTCGCTGTTGCGCGCGCCAACCTTCGAAAAAGCCACACCGCCCCGGCGCGCCGCCTTGTGGCTGCGCGCCGACATCTGCAGCGGCTGCGCCGCCTGCTCCGCGTCCCCGTCGCTATCCGGGGTCTCTTCATTCGACAGAGCGCCCAAAAGGGCCGCGGCTTGCGCGATGAGGCCGCGCAGGTCCGGCCCATCCGAACCATCGCCATCGCCATCCGTGTCCAGGGCGCCCGCGCTCTGAAGGTCGTTCAGTTCGTCGATCACGAACTGCAGCCGCGCGGCGGCGTCAGAACCTTTGCGGAAACGTCGCAGCTCGCGCGCCCCGTCGAGCTTGATCATTTCGAACCGCGCCTGCGGCAGGCAGGGCATATCGACCAGCGAGATTTCGCTCGGGTCCGCCGTGTAGCGCGTCAGCCCCTCTTCGTCCGTCCATCGCCGCGCATAGGCGCCGCCCTGAGAGAAGCCGGTGTAGACGCCCTCTGCCACCTTCTCCCATTCGGCGTCGTCAATCACCTTGGCGCAGATCTCAATTTGCTTGTCGGCGTCGTTGAAATTGATCTTCGTCACCTTGCCGGCGGCGACGGCACCATGCATCGCGCGGACATTGCCGAGCGATTTCCCGTTGGTGGATTTCGCGATCTCGGCCGACCATTTTTCGTAATTGGGCTTGGTCGAGGCGTAGTCGCAGATCTCGCCGGCGCGATCCTCCGCCTCCGCGGTCGCGAGGCCATAAACGAGGCGCTGCGCCGCGTCGACCTTGGTAATCGGTATGAACATTCGCAGCGCGGACATGCGTGCTCCTTGGCTGTGAGGAGGTGATAGGAAAGGATAGAAAGCAATTTCGCGCGCGGCGCGGCCAAGCAGGCGCCGCATTCAAAGACGCGGTGCGTCAGACGCGATCGAAGATGCCGGGCGTGTTATACTGACCTGGAGCGATGGACCCGCCTAACCGGCTACTTCCTTGATAACGCCGCAACGTGTTGAAGGGGGATGGCTCCTGTTTGGGAGCTTCCAGCGGATCCAGCGGCGGCTCGCCTTTGCGGCCTATGCCGGGCCTGACCGACCGCCCCTCCGCAACACCCCCACCCTGCCCGCCCTGAAACTGCCCGCCGCCCGGCGATCCGGCGGGAACACGCGGATGTTTCGATTCATCCCAGCCGCCCGCCTTGGCGAGCAGGCCGGCCGCGCGCGCGTGATCCTTGAACAAAGCTGCATGCGCCGCGACATCGTCCGCCGTCCAAAGCCGCGGCCCGTCAGCGGGGGGCAGCTCCAGCAGCGCGATGTTGAGCGACGCGGCCAGCGCGCGTCCGAGCGCCGCGCCATCGGGCGAGAGCCGCGCGAGGCCGCTCGCGTCAAGCGCGCTTTGCGCGCCGGCTTTATGTCAGGGGCGCCGTATCAATCCGGCTTGAAAATACCTTCGTCGAGGTTTCGCAGAGTCATTCCTGCCTCCCCAGCTTGCGGAAACCAGCCCGATTCACTTACAGCTTCAATCACCTTTCTGGCGGCGACCGGCGCGATGCCAACAGTGCATTTTGCGGCCTGCAAACGCACTTGAATATTAGGGTGATCATAGAGCCGAAGAAGTGCCAGCCGTGCCTCAGTCCCTCGCGTGCGAAGCGCTTTGTCCACAGCAAGCATTTCGATGAAAAGCTGGTTAACTTTCCGAAGTTCATTTCCCATTTCAGCGACATACTAAGCTACGCCGATCTCGGCGAATCGTTCCACAAGTTGATCGACCGTTAGATCCTGGAGACTGACTTTCTTCATGGCTTCAACACGCCAAATTCAGTCAACGCATCCAAACCAACGCGCCGCCTTTCCGTCCAGCTCTTGCCACGCAGATATTCACGCGGCGATAGACCGCCGAACTTGTCAGTCGACTTCATATACCACCCGTGATCTCCCAATGCTTCAAGGTAGGCACCAGCACGAGATTGTCCGGTCCATCAATATCCTCGCGTGCGTGACCTTCGCGCGCGGCGGGCGTCTGCTCGACAATATGGTGAACTTCATACACTTTCTCGGGCTTGCCGACATCCCTTTGCAACTCTTCGAGCGATTTTGGGCCATCGAGTTAGGCCTTGATGTAGGGGAGTTTGCCACAAAGCCACCCAGCGGTCTCAGCCGCCGTCACCTGCGCCTTCAGCGTCAATCCGGCTTGAACACTCCCGATTCAAGGTTGCGTAAAGTCATCCCGGCATCGAGAGACTGAGGTAGACAACCTGAACCATAGACAGCTCCGATGACTTGGCGCGCTAAATCTGGCGCAACAGCCAGTGTCTTCACGGCTGCCTTTAGCCGAACTTGCATATTCGGATGGCGGTAGAGCGGAAGCAGAGCCGCGCGAGCGTCGTTTCCTCGCCTCCTTAATTCGCTGTCAATATCGTTCATTTGACGGAAGAGCTGTCTAAATTCCGCGCGGCGCTCATAGAGAAGCGCTTGATCCTGTGCGACTCCTATCTCGGCAAATCGCTGGACCAGTTCGTCGATCGTCGTCTCTTCGAGCTTGACCCTTGTCATGGCGTCCCCTGTACGACCCTCAATCGGGATCAAACGCCCCTGTCTGAATCCGCCAAAGCACCATTCCCGCATCGCCGGCTTGAGGGTAACATGCGGACCGACTTATATTTTCGATTACCTGAAGTGCCTCCTGCCGCGCGACCGCAAGCGTTTCGATTGCCGCCTGCAACCTCACCTGCGTGTTAGGGTGGTGGTAAAGCTGGACCAGCGATAATCGTGCTTCCCGGCCGCGTGAGCGCAACTCCCCGGTCACAGCTGCCATTTCTTCAAAAAGCCTATTATATTTGGAGATTTCTCCATAAAGTTCGGCTTTATCTTGGGCGACGCCAAGTGCAGCAAAACGAGCGACGAGCTCGTCGATCGCCACCGCGTGAAGGTTTAAACGCTTCATGGGCTCATTACCCCGAACTTCCTGAGCGCCAATAGGGCGACTTCTCGCATCTCTTGCCAACTCTTGCCTTTGAGATACTCCCGAGGAGAGAGATTTTCGAAGTATGGGTTCTTTCTCATATACAACCCGGTAATTTCCCAATGCTTCAGGGTTGGTATCCGCACCAGATTGTCCGGGCCATCGATATCCTCTTGCGCGTGCCCCCCGCGCGCGGCGGGCGTCTGTTCTACGATATGATGGACTTCATAGCCTTTCTCGGGCTTGCCGACGTCCCTTTGCAGCTCTTCTAGCGATTTTGGGGCGTCTAGATAGGCATTGATAGAGGGCAGCTTGTCGTAAAGCCAGCCGGTTTCCGCCGCCGCGGCGAGCACCTCGAGATATGCGCCCGCTCGCCTGGCCGCGTCGCCGGCCCCCGCCATGGCGCGCGCCAGCCATCGCGCCGCAGTCTTGGCGAAAGCGTTGCGCAGCTTTGTTTCAGCCGGCGGGACTGGCGGAATTTCCGGCGGTGGCCCCAGCGGCGGGCCGCCATTGTGGCCAATGCCCGAAGCGGCCGACCTACCTTCGACAACGCCTCTACCCTCAGAGCCGCCTCCGCCCCGTCCACCCTGAAACTGCCCGCCGCCCGGCGATCCGGCGGGAACGCGCGGATGTTTCGATTCATCCCAGCCTCCCGCCTTGGCGAGCAGGCCGGCCGCGCGCGCGTGATCCTTGAACAAAGCTGCATGCGCCGCGCGACATCGTCCACCGTCCAAAGCGCGGCCCGTCAGCGGGGGGCAGCTCCAGCAGCGCGATGTTGAGCGACGCGGCCAGCGCGCGTCCGAGCGCCTTTTGCGCGGCGCCTTTCAGCTAGGACTGTCAACATTAATCCGGTCGGAAAATGCCGGCGTCAAGATTCCGCAGCGTCATGCCCGCGTCACCTGCCTGCGGAAATATGTCAGAGTTGCTAATCGCCTCAATTGCGTTTCGCGCAGCCTTCGGGGCAACGCCGAGCGTTCGCTTCGCGGCGTTCAAACGAACTTGCAAGTTCCCGTGGTCATAAAGCCTGAGCAATGCGAGTCGGGCGTCGCGACCGCGCGTTCGGAGTTCTTTCTCGGTTGCATCCATTTGATCGTAAAGTCGATTAAACTTTCGATATTCCTCCGATATCAATGCTTGGTCCTGGGCAATGCCGATCTGCGCAAATCGGTCGATCAATTCATCTATCGTCATAGCGGCGAGTTTCTGTTTCAATGACGTAGCACCTTGAATCTCAACAAAGCGTCTATACCAACGTTGCGTCGATCTTCCCAACTTCGGCCCTTGAGGTAGTCTCGGGGCGCTTTGCCGCCGAAATCATCGTTTTTTGTCATATACCACCCCGTAATGTCGCGATGCTTAAAAGTTGGGATCAGAACCTTGTTGTCCCCTGCTTCGATCAAATCTCGCGGGAAGCCATCAGCCCGAGCGGGCGTTTGTTCCACAATGTGGTGAATTTGGTAGCCCTCGGCAGGTTCCTCGGCCGCTCTTTGTAACTCTTCGAGGGATTTCGGTCCATCGAGCGAAGAGCGGATATTGGCGACTTCGTCGCGGAGCCACCCGGTCGCCTCGAGGATTGCCGAAAAAGCGTGCATCATCGCGACGGCGCGACGATGCTTCGCCCGGCCGAGCCAATTCGCCGCGCCTCGCACGACAGCGCGCCGCCCTACTCGCGTCGGCGGTCTTTGCTTTGGAATCTCAGGCAGTTCCTCGCCACCGTCGCCCGAAGCGGCCGACCGGCCTTCGACGACACCCGTGGCCTCCGCAACACCCCCACCCTGTCCGCCCTGGAACTGCCCGCCGCCCGGCGATCCGGCGGGAACGCGCGGATGTTTCGATTCCTCCCAACCTCCGGCCTTGGCGAGCAGTCCCGCCGCATGCGCATGATCCTTGAACAACGCCGCATGCGCCGCGACATCGTCCGCCGTCCAAAGCCGCGGCCCATTGGCGGAGGGCAGCTCCAGCGGCGCGATGTTGAGCGACGCGGCCAGCGCGCGTCCGAGCGCCGCGCCATCGGGCGAGAGCCGCGCGAGGCCGCTCGAGTCAAGCGCGCTTTGCGCGCCGGCCTCATCGCCCGAGTTGAGTTTCCGCACAGCCTCCGCGAGACAGCGCAACGCCCGCGCCTCATCCGCCGCCGGCCCATGCAGACGGCTGATCCAAAAGCGTGCGACATCCGCCGCGACCGGCACGCTCGAAGCGCCGCGCTTTTCCGTCAGAGGGACGCCGGGCCATATCCAAATGGCGCCCGCACGCGCCAATATCGAACGCGCGCGCGGAGGCGCGCCCGCCCGCGCCTTTGCGGCGATGAAAGCGTGCATGAAAAAATCCGGAAATGAGAGACGTTCGGAAAGCCCTGGCCGCGCCTATTCCGGCAGCGGCACATAGCCCGAAGCCGTCAGCGCCATCGGCGAATTGGCCGACGCTTCGGGCAGCGGGGGGCGGCCAAGCGCGGCGCGCGCCTCATTGATCGTCATGATCCCTTTCGAGGTGAAATTCGAAAGGATCGTCTCCTGCGTCAACGGATCGGTCTCGCGACCGCCGCTCCACATGAACTCAAGATCGGGCGCGTCGAATTCGCTCGCCAGCACATCGTCGATGAGGGCCTTCGCCCAGGAAAGGATCGGCGCGAGCCCCTCCTCCTCGGCGAGTTCCTTCTGCGTCTCCGCCGTGGCGCGGTTCATCGTCTGCGTCAGCGCCTGCGGCGAGATTGAAAAGGCGAAGCAGACGATGCGCGCAAGCCATTCGTCGAAGGGGCCTTTAAGTTCAGGCTCCTTGGTCTGGATGAAGGTCTTGGCGACACCGCCCGGCACGAATTTCGCGCGCCGGCGGCGGCCGAGGTCGCCATCGAAATAAGCGTCCCAATATTTCTGGTAGGAGGCGATCTGGTCCGGCGTCCAGTTCTCCGGCACGCCGATCAGGCTATCTGGAATATTGCCGTCGGTGAAGTAATCGAGCAGATACATCTGCCGCCGCAGCGCGATGTTGACGGTGGTGAGAATCTGCTCCACCGGGCTCATGCCATAGACGCGGTTGACGCGCAGATTGCGCGGCCTGTAGATCAGGTCGCGCACGGAATAGTCGATCGCCGGATAGCCTTTCAGCACCTGTTGGTAGGCGGCGGGATAGACCAGCGCGCCATTCTCCATATAGGGCTCCGGCGTGCGGCCAAAGCCATCGATGACCGGCTTGATCGTCGCGCCGTCGAGCGGCAGCAAGGCGGCGAGCCGCCCGGCCCGGTCGCGCCGCATATAGAGCGCGGCGGCGTCGGTGACGAAAACCTCTTCAAGCAGAATGCGCAGCCAGTCGGCGAAGCAATGGCGTCCATCTGGCTTCGAAAAAAACTGCGTCGCGGCGGCGATGCGCCCGGCGTTCGCGGCGATGCCCGCCGTTCGGTCTCGCGCGGCGATCATCCAGGACTGGCGCGCGGTCTGATCCTTTCGCGTCTCGATGACGAGGCGCAGCAGATCATAGCCATCAGCGAGGCTGCGCAAGGTTGCGAATGTGACCGCCTCGAAATTGCGGACATTCGTCGCAAGATTATAGCCGGAGGGATAGTCCCACTGGCGGCCGGCGACATCCGGCGGCGCCAGCGGCGTCATTGGCTCCAGCGGTCCGAACCAGCCGCTCTCGCCGGCGGCGGCTGCGTCGAAGCGGACATCGACCTGATAGGGGCTGAGCGACCAGCTTCTCGTCCCGGCGCTGCGATCGACCATGCTGCTTCCTTCGCTCGTTGATGATTTTTTCGCGCGGCCGGCCTCAGCCGCCGGCGGCGCCTTCCGCTTCGCGGCGGTAGAATTCGATGATGCCGGTTCCGTCATCGCGGCCGAAGAGATGCGTCAACGCCCAGATCGCGGCGTCTGCGTGGTCGGGGCTGCCGCCGCCATTGTAGCCAGCGCCAGAAAAGGCGCAGAGCTGATCCTCCAGTTTGCCGAAACGACCGGCGTGATGCACCTGCCCCTGTGCGTAGCGCACCGAGATCGGCTCCGCCCGCACCGCCTTGCCGCGGCTCGCGGCGACGAGACGCACCGGCACGTTGCGATCGGCGGCCTGTATCGTCGCGCGAACCATCTCCCCGCCAAAATTGCTTTCCGCCACGATGCAGTCGGCGCGATATTTGTGAAACGCAACCACCGCTCGCCTGCCCCACACGGCGGGGGCCTCGCGGCAGGAGAGATCATCGAGGACATAAGCGTCGCCATCGAACCCGCGCGCCGCAATGACAATGCCAATTTCGTCGGCGCCAAGATCATCGCGGCCCGCCGCGCCTGATGGATCCACGGCGACGACGACGCTGGCGCGCCGGTCTTCAGGGATATCGTCCGGCGCGCAGCGATTGGCGTCGATCACGCTGTAGCTCCACAGCGCGCCATCGACCTCGTCGACGTAAACGCCCTCGAAGAAGCGCTTGCGTTGCTTCTCTGGAAGATTTGCGAGGCTGGCCAGAAATTGTTTCGACAGATTGGCCTTGTTGTCGGACGGATTGAGGAAAGCGCGGGCGTAGCTTGCCGGATCCTTCAAGGGCTTCAAACTAACAGGATCGATCTTGTCGCCGAACAGCCTATTGGTCCAGTGCGTCTTGCCAACCGGATTGAGATCGACAAACGCGCGCTGGCTGATTTTCGGCGCCACCTGCGCCAGCCGGGTAAAGGCGACGAGAGCAGACGAATAGGGAATCTGCGAGGCCTCGTTCAGAAATACGGTTGAATATTCAAGACCAAGAATTTTTTCGACCCGGTCCTTGTCGTCGAGGCCGCCGATCCAGATCCGCGACCCGTTCTCCAGTTCGAAATATCCATCCTGGCGGCGCTCGCGCAGTTTCGTCCCGGGAAAGCAGCAGCGCATCACTTTCGGCAGGGAATCAAGCGTGATCGAGGCGCGGGCGGCGTTGGCATGGAAGCGCAGAACGGCGTGACGGGAGCCCTCTGACAGCAGCGCGCGCGTGACGATGGCGCGAAGGATCAGAAATGTCTTGCCCGAACGCGTGCCGCCGACGAGGCAGGCGTAACGCTGCGGTCCATCCAGCAGGCGGCGCGCCGCCTCCTGGCCTGGGCTGAATGTCGCCATGCACGCTCCCGTCTTCGAGGTTTTATGATTGCGGCTGAGGATCGCGCTTGGCCGGAGGCGGGCTGCGTTCCTTGAAGAATCGGGTTCGCGATGGCGGTTGATGCAGCCGGCGAAACAAAGGCGCAGTTCGGCCCCGGCACACGCGCATATTGCCCTTGCAATCTGTTGCAAGTCAATCCACAGCGGCGACAGTCAAATCGCGTATCTTACAACATTGTCATGCGACCCAACGCACAACAACGCCATTAGATGCTCCGATCCGGCGCGGTTGCATCGCCGCGCGCTGGCAATGCGCGGGTCTTTAAACGGCGCGGGTTCGTCGTGTTGAATTCTGGGGAGTCGACGATATTGGCCAATCACGCCCGCCGGGCCGCTGGAGGCTGCGGAGGCACATCGCGAAGGACGCAGTTCGGCCCCGGCACACGCGCATATTGCCCTTGCAATCCGTTGCAAGTCAATCCACCGCAACAATGGCAAAACAACGCATCTTACAACATCGTTTGCGATTTGACGCTGTTTCGCGGACATATTGGCCGCGCGGCTCGATTTTATTGTGTCGCGGTCGGGCGAATCGGCTATGGGTCTCAAACTAAAATCGATCGAAATTCGGAGATTTAGATGACGGATGGTCTTTACAAGGTTCACTACGAAACAGCGCTCGGACAGGGATTTGGCGTCGCTACGCTGCTCGATGGGACAATTCGCGGCGGCGACAGCATTTTTTACTACAGCGGCCCGTTTACGTGGAAAGGCGATGAGTTCGTCGCCAATGTCCTAACCGGCCGATTTGGCGACGTGAGCGCGCCATCCGTATTCGGCAAAGACGACGTCCATCTCGCGCTGCAGGGAAAGTCAACGAAGGGTTCGCTCAGCGTGACCGGCCATGCCAAGGAGGCGCCGGATATCGCCTTCCGGGCGACCTTCACGAAAATTGCGGATTGATAAGGCCGCCGTCGCAGGCGTGTTGAAAAAGTTTGGAAGCCCGGCGGATCGGCCGGGCTTTTTCATTGCGTTCGGTCTGGAAAGGACTAAGGGCGCGAAGCGATGTTGGACGTCGGCGCCGCCGGCGCGCAATTCGGCCCCGGTATGCGCGCATATTGCTCACGCAATCTGTTGCAAGTCAACGCAGGGAGATCGCGGCTATTTCCGCGATCTTACAAGGGTTCGCGGCGCCTGCGTGACGTGTCCGACTTTCGCCAATCCCAAGTGCCCGCGCTAAAACACCAACACGCCGCGCGCATTGAGCCATTGCGCCAGATGCGATAGCGCCTTCGCCCGCTTGCGGTAGAATGTGTGCGGCGCCCATTTCTTTTCGCTGCAAAGCGCTTTGACGGAACGCCCTCGCGCGGCGCGCAAGGCCCAAAGGCTCGTCACCAGCGCCATGCCGGTATCGATTGTCCGCAATTCGCGCAGCCAGTCGAAAGCCGCCTCCATCTGCCCGATTTCGGCGCTGGTCGGGCGTAGATTTGTGCGGTTAGCCGCGGCCTCGCGCGCGCGGCGCTCGCCGTCGTCAATTTCGGCCTGCGCCAATTGGTCCGCCCATTCGACGCTGTGGCGCGGCCAATGTCCGCCGGGCTCGCGCGGCCCGCGCGAACGCGGCATGCGGTCGAGTGTGGCGAAGGCCTTGACGAGCGCGCGGGCGACCTGCTCCGGCTCCCAATGCGTCGGCAATGTCTGGCGGTCTGGCGAATAGGGCGCTTCGAGCGCGTTGATCTTCTCGGCCGGCTCCATCATCAAATTCCGTCGTCGAGAATATTGTCGATCAGCGTCGGATCGGCGGCGACGACGAGCAACAGGAGCTTGATCATCGAGTCGCGGGTGAGGCTGCGCTTGGCAGCCGCCGCGTCATAAAGCTGGGCGGCTTCGGGCGGCAGGCGCAGCGCAAGCGCGGCCGCAGCGGCGCGGAAGGCGAGGCCGAAGCGCTGCGCCTGACGGTGCACATTGTTGGGCGTGGAGCTTATCAACGGGTCTTCGGCGATGCGGCGGGCGTCCCAGCCAAGGCCGAGGAGAAAGCCGAGCCTTGCGATGCGCTCGCCGGTCCAGGGGGCTTTCTGGATTTCAGTTCTGATCTTCACGGTAAATTCTCCCAGGCGCTTTCCCGTTGAATGGCCGCGGCGGCATGCTTGGCGGCGCGAGTTGGAGAATACGGTAACACTACCTATATGTAAAGGTATTTTTACCGAATGTTTTTGGCGCAAAGTACGGTTATTCTACCGTTATGGATCTCGAAGACGTTCTCACCCGCATCGAAAGCCGGCTCGAGGCCCTTGGCCTTTCCGCCCACGCCGCCTCGCTCGCGGCGAAGAAGCCCGACGCCATCCGCAATCTGAAACGCGCTGTCAAAAGCGGCGACCGGCGCGGCGTCACGACCGAGACTCTGACGGCCCTCGCGCCAGTCCTGAAGACGACGGCGGCCTGGCTGCTCGAGGGCGTCGGCGATGCGCAGCCCGGCAATCGCGTGCGCGTGGTCGGGCGCATCGGCGCCGGCGCCGAGATCCAGCCCGAGTTTGAGCAGATTCCTCCTGACGGGCTCTATGAAATTGAGGTGCCCTTCCCGATCGCCGCGGACGCCATCGCATTCCAGGTCGAGGGCGACAGCATGTGGCCGCGCTACGATCCCGGCGACGTCATCATCTGCTGGCGCGAGGGCGCCGACGCCGAGCAGGTGATCGGCTGGGAGGCGGCGGTGCGCACCGCCGACGGCAAACGCTATCTGAAGCGCATCCAGCGCGGCGCGCGGGCCGGGACCTTCGACCTCGAAAGCCATAATGCGGCGCCGATCCGCAGCGTCAGGATCGAATGGGCGGCCGAGATCCAGGGCGTCGTGCGATTCGGTCAATGGCGCCGTCGTTAG